GGAAGCCCATGCGGCCTGCGTAGAACGAGACCAGCGGCACGTAGCCGAGGCTGGTAGTGCCCTCGTCGTGCTTGGCCCATGCACCGCCATTGTCGGCCTTGCGATAGGTGCGCCAGATGCCGGGCTCAAGGACTCGCACCTGGGCGACCGGCTTCACGCCGAACTCGCCCTCCGCCTCCTCGATAGACTCCATGTAGCGGAACTGCGCAAGCCTGCCGCCGTCGACACGCCAGCCCAGCACCTGCTCGGGGCGAATCAGCACGGCATATGGGCGAACCCCTGCAGCGATCTCGTCCGCGCGAGTGCGGAGACCTTCGGCGCGCGGGTATTCAACCAGCACGTGGCAGAGGCCATGGCTTAGCGAATGGCGGAACAGGTCGACCGACCAGCTGTTCAGGTCATTGCCGGCAAGGTCGATGTCCTGGCAAAGCTCAACCAGGCGCTCCGGCACGTCGTCGCCCAACTGCAAGGGCTCAGCGAACACCCGCGAGGTCATGTTGTTGACCGTCTCGGCGTAGGCTGGCAGCAGCGTGGAAAGGCGCAGGCGCTCCCTGTAGGTCTCGTCCTCTTCGGCCGGGTACTGAGGCAGCAGAGCACGCCCAGCGGCCCGCATAGCCTTCGTGCCGCCCATCAGCGGCGCAACAATGGCCCAATCCTCGCGCATGGCGTCCACGGCCGGGATCGTTTGGCTTGGGTCGTTGCTCATGGTCACATCCGTAGAGGTTTGGTTTCGGTTACAGGCTTTCTGCGACTCATGGCCACAGCGAAATAGCGGAATGCATCGGAGCCGTGAGACGACCAATCATGCAGTGGTTTGTCTTTCCAGCAGCCGCGCTTGACGTCCCATTCTTTGCGGTAGTTTTCGAGGCAGGCGATGCCCTCTTCACACTTCGAATCATCGAAGGCGCAGCGGGGCAGAATCTCGCGAACGTGGTCAATGCCATCGTCAACGCCAAGCTTCGGCACCACTTGAAAGCGGATGCTGTAGCGCTGGCCGTCGAACTCGTAGCCTTCCTTCGCGATCTCGCGGCGGGTCTTACCGTCGCTGCCGAACTCGCGGTTATCGATGTCGTGCGGCCCCCAGTGGTCGCCGTACGTGTAGCCGCGATCCTTCAGCACCTTCATGTAGTGCCGCAGGCCTTCGCCGCTGTTCTCGTAGTAGTCGACGATGTGGAATTCTTCCCCAACCAGGCGAACGAACCAGATCGCCGTCGAGTCGCCCACGCCGATATCCCAGAACGTGTGAACAGGCTGGTGGCTGTTGTCTGGCAACACGCCGATTCGCTGCTGTGCATACAGCTTGGCGAACTGCTTGGCGTAGTAGGCGCCCTCGATGCTCTGCTGGAATGCCTCGGCAGGGATCGACGGGTATTCGCGCTTCATGTCGTCGCCGAGGGTCTTTTCCTTGGCGGCGTACCAGGCGCGCTGGCCTTCGTTCGTCTTGATGCCGTGCTTTGCCTCAAGCTCGACGAAATAATCTGTCAGGCGCTGCGGCAGGACCGTTCCGGCTGGGTCTAGCCAGTAGTCAGCGTTCTTCCACCAGCTGAAGAAGAAGAACTTCCAGTCCAGCTTGCCCAGTGGATTGCCGGAGAGCTGCTGCTTCTCGGCAGTCTGCGAGTAATCGAAGAAGTACCCAGCCCGCCCCTCTGCCGTCGATTCGATGGTGACGAAGCAGTCAGTCGCAACCGCCTCGAATGCGCCCGTGACGATCTCGCGCGCCTTATGCGGAAACTTGGCGCAAATCTTGCCGAACTCGGAGACGTGCAGGTAACGCAGTGTGCCGCCGCGAAATGACGTGCTGACGTACAGTGAGCCGCCCTTGGCGAATACCAACTCACCAGCAGCATCGTTGCGCGCCGGGTTGGCCGCCTTGATCTCTGCCGGCAGGTTGTCGTAGGCGAACTTGATCTTTTCCCGGAACAGGCGCTTCGCATCGTTCAGGGTGTGAGCGATCAGCGCGCACTTGGCTGACTCGAACAGCGCGGCGTCTAGCTGGATGATGCACTGCTCAGTGGTGAAGCCGAGCTGGCGAGCCTTCAGGATGATGTTGCGAGTATGGATTCCCTCGAAGTACTCCAGCTGCTCCGCTGTCATGCGGAAGCGAGTCTTCTTGCCTGCCTTGTCGGTGATGAAATACAGGTTGTTCAGCCTGAACAGCTTGTCCCGGAGCTTCGCAAGGTGCTCGGGTTTCATCTGTCAGGCCTCAGTCGATAGCTCGTCCATCAGTGCAGCCAGATCGCTGACCGCCTTGTCGCCTTCCTCGGTATCGAGGTTGTAGGCCTGCCGTTCGCCCTTGATAACCTTCAGCTGGGCATCCACGCCAGCGTTCAGGGACCGCGCAAACTTATCGTGGTTGTCTTCGGTCACTTCCATCTCAGCCAGGGCAACGCACAGCTTGTTGGCTATCCCGCGCCACTGGGCCAGATCGGCACGGTGAGCGATGACGACATTGGCAGCAGCATCGGACGCCTCCTCTACGATTTCGGCATCTTCACGCATATCGCGCTGCGTGACGCTGTTGCGTGACGCAGTGCGTGAGAGCTTGCCTTGAGTGGCCGTCCGCACCTGCTCGGTCAGATCGCGCTGCCAGCCATGCTTCTTGGCCCTGCTGCGAATCGTGCCTTCGTTGCTGCCGAACTTGTCAGCTATTGCGCGAATGGAGAGCTGGCCCGCCCGGTAGGCGCGCTCAATGCCCTCCCAGTCGGGTTGCATATCCATAACTGCCCTATAAAAGCGAGATGATTGTGTCGGCCTTGCGCATGTTTTCGGCAGCCCACACAGGGCGGAGATTGGTTAGCGCGTTAGCGGCTTTCCTCTCAGCTTCCGACGAAAGATCGAACGCAGCCAGCGGAATGATGTGGTCAATATGCCACTCGCTCCGATTTCCCCAGCTCATGCCCCGTAGAAACTGCCGCTCGATATGAAGCCTAAATTCTTCAGAGGTGTAGCCGAGCGCGCGAATTGTCCCGCCGAGCTCTTTGCGCCGAACCTTGATTCGTTCGCATGTGCGCGTGATCAGCTTGCGCATGGCAACCGCCGCCGCAAAATTTGGATTGCTCCGCATGGACTCCCTGAACCATCTGGCCTTGTATTCGCGGCGCGCCTCTACGTTTTCGGCCTGATACTGGCCAACCTGTATTTTGATTCGATCTTTATTTGCCGCGTAGTAGGCTGCGTTTCGCTTCTTCATCTTGACGAGAATTTCGTCGCGATTCTTGCGGTGATATTCCCGCGAATGCTCGGCCATTCTATGCTTGAGCGCAGGGTCTTTCAGTCTTTCCCGAGCCTTCTGGGCGACCTCGGGAAGGCGCCGGTATTCATAAAGGCATTCCATGCAGTTACAGCCGCACACTGCGCGCTCAGACAGATGGCCGGCCTTGCACGGCTTGCCGGTAAAGTACCGCTTCAGCCCTGCCGCCTTAGCGGATGCTCGCGAGACAAGATGCAAGCAAGCAGGTAGACTTTGCTCAGTCATTGCCGTGATCCTCATTCGATCATGTAGTGATTAGAAGCCCGGCAGTGTTAGCGCACTCCGGGCTTCGTCATTATACCGCTTCGCTTGCCTTAAGTGGTTATCCCGAACGATTCATTCAACGTCGTTCGAGCGTCATTCAATGACCTTCTGCATCCACTCCTCCACGATCCGCTTCAACACGGGCTCGGTCAGGATGCTGGATGGCTGCCTTCCGGCTATTACGTCGCGGAGGAGGCTGTGCGGTATCTGGTGCACTGCGTCAGACGCATCGATGATGACGTGAGGCTGCCTGTCGGTTAGCTCTACGACGTTTTGCATGGGCGCGCTCTCGGTTTACTGCCACCAACACCTCTTTCCCCATCATCACAGCGACACAGGCGGCTAGGCATATCAGGATCAGGGTGGCGTGGAGGCGTTTCACTGCGACACCTTGCGCTCCGCCCACTTACCGGCCAGCGCCCTTACCTGATCCACGCCAAGCAGCCCGATCAAGCCAGCGGCGAATAGCGTCCAGGCAAGGTTTGCACCCATCGCATTTACGCCGAGGCCGACGAGCATGATCAGCAGCGCACCGAATGTTGATTCGAGCAGTCTGGCCAATGGGCTCTTCTTGTCGCCGTAGAGGTGGATTCGGATGTAGGACAGAACGAAGGTCAGCATCATGGCCAGGCCGTGTTCGCGTAGGGCTGCAGCTAGCGCCACCCAGAAGTCAGGGCTTTTCTCTGGCATGGTCATCTCAGCTATGCGGCAGAGTGAATAGGTCCGGCCTCACACGCAGCTGCCATCCGCCTATGAGTTAGGAGGCAGGCGCGGGGCCGGAATTCGTGGTGTAGAGCCCGATTCCCCGTACGTCTACGGGGCGATACTCGTTACCGAGTCGCACAGTGTGCTGCGTGTTGGTGCTAGACCGATTCGCAAGCAGGCCGGGGATTGGGTTGGGCGCATGGTGGCGAGCCATTCAAACGGCCTTTAGCGCCCGAAACTGGTATTTGATTGCCGACTGAAGCGCGGATTGGCTTTCGAATCGGCATAAAAAAACCGACACAGCGGTCGGCAGGAACAAAAAAGCCCCGGCATTTCTGCTGGGGCTTTCTGAAGCGGTAAAACCGCAATTTGTGCCAGATTGCCAGTTTCGTGTTAACACGTCAATAGGCGCGACATGTAAATTAAGCCGCCATTCGTCGATCAAACTCCGACTCAACGTAACCGTGCACACGGCTCAGCATGTCCTTCACCTGGTGGCGGGATTTGCCCAGCTGCTTGCCGATCTGCTCCATGGTTCGGTTGTGGCAGTAGTACAGGTGCACAGCCTCGGAGGCCTCGGGATAGCGCTGCTGCAAGCGAGCCACTACAGCCGATACCGTCTCCGCCTCTTCATCGGTGATCGCAGCATCTGGCGCGTGAGTGCACGGCACGTTGTCGCGCATGATGGCCAGCATCGGAGAGACGTACCGCGGCACGCCTGTCTTCTGCCATACCCAGATGCCCCATTGGGTCAAAAGCTCTTCGGCGCTCTTCATGCTGCTGCTCCCCGTGCTGCTGCCGCATCGCGGCGAAAGAAGGTACCGCCGACGCAGTGAATGAGCGTCTGCTTTCCGTTGGCGTAGGTAATGTCGTGCGTCCAAGTCCATCCACTCGGGCTGTCGGTGTTGTAGCCCATGTCCATCAGTGAACTGGTACCGACTGAGCGGGCCCCGTCGATGATCTCCGCGCCGTGCGAATGGCCTTTCACGACCTTGGCGCCGATGGTGGCGAAGCTCTTGGTTGATCCGCGGGCCCCATTAGGCCCTTTGTGGCCGTGCCAGCCGTGCTCAATACCGTGACGCATGAATGACTCGCCAGGCTTCAGCCACAGCAGGCGGTCGCCGTGCTTCATCAGCTTGCTCATCCAGTACTGGAACGGGTCGCAGTAGCTGCCCTCATGGATGGCGCGGAGCATGGCGGCCTTCGTCTCGTGGAAAACAAGGGTGTTCTCCATGTCCAGGGCGTGCTCTGCCTTCTCGAGCCACTGCGTGAAGTGGTCGTGGTGGTTCGAATTGACCATCACGGTCTTGTCGGCGAACCCGGAGAGCAGGTCGACGTGGCGGGCGGTCACCTTCAGCTCGTGCAGCACGCCGCTGGTACCGCTGACGTGTCGGCGGAACTTCTCGAAGAACTTGGCATGGTGGCTGGCCGATCCGAAGTTGAGCACGTCATGCAGGACCAGGGCCTTCGGGCGGATCAGGTCGGCAAGCTCCTTGGTGGCCTGCGTAACGACAGGAGAGGCCATCTCCGCATGGATGTCGCCCATGGTCAGCACTTCAGCGCGTGGCGCCGGCTCTGCGCCCTTCACGGTGTACTTGGTGGCCAGATCGATAAAGCTTCCGTCCTTCATCGGGCAGATGTGGCGGATGTGCGTGCGCGGCCCGTCGATCTCCACCACTACGGCCCCGAGCGTGTGGTGGAACTTGCCCGAGGCGCCCGCGTTGGTGTCGCTGTAGTTCTCGACGGTGCAGGCTCCGGTGCTCATCACCAGCTTGGCGGGCACGCCCGGGTTAGTGGCCACGGTCTTCAGTGCGATCTTCGGATGCCCGATGATGGCCGAGGCGGTGCCGGTCACCGTCTGCCACTTCTGCAGCGGGTTCACTGCGGTCGGCTGAGTCTTGATATCGGCCAGCACGATCAGGTCGCGGGCGATCTTGGTCCGCTCGCTGACCAGGTAAGGCACCATGCGGGAATCCCACCACTCGTCATCGCGCTTGGCGTCACGGTTTGTCGGGTTCTGGTACCGGAGCGGGATGACCATCAGCCGAGCGCCGCGCATGGCGCAGTAAAGCTGCATGGTCTTCATGAAGCCTGCGTGTGCCTTTGTCGCGTTTACGGCACAGGTGATGACGAATGTCTCGCCAGCGGCACTTACCGTCTCTGCCGGGATCAGCTCTGCAGCCACGCCAGCCTTGCGCAGCACCGCCTGATAGCCCTTGTGCACAGCATTGAAGTTCACGCCAAGCCGGCGAGCTGCCGCCCGAATGCTGCCCTCCTGCCAGATGGCTTCCAGATACTGCGCCTGGCGCCCTGTTGCGAAGTCGAGCAATCGCTCGTCACGTCCTGCCATCAGGCTGCTCTCCCCTGCTGCATCAGAATTAGGATTGTCTCGATAGCGCGCCCGCTCTTGATCATGGCGGGGTCGCAGCGGTGACTGGTCATGCGGCAACCCTCAGCTCTATAAGCTTCCGCACCCAATCAATTACGCTTCTGTCTCTTAGGTGGTTTGATGCAACCTCAAGAACTAGCCAGCCAAGCATGGTTGCTTCGTTCATCTTCTCCATGTCGCGCAACCTGCCCTTTCCTGACGTATGCCCGCCTCTTCCGCCAGACCAAATTCCTCCGTGAATCTCGACCGCGACTTTCATCTCAGGCCATGCGAAGTCAAACAGCCACCTCCTGTTTGGGTGGAACTTGTATTCACGAACGGCGCCAGCTAACAACCCCTCTTCCTTCAGCATCTGGTAGAGATCGCGCTCAAGGTGAGACGCATACTTCCCGTCTTCCAGCCTGATTTTCCCTCGGCTCCGAGTCATGCATTCCACGGAGCAAAACGTTCCGGCATCGGCTACACGTTTCAAATCGGACTCCTTTATGAAGAACGGGGCGCAGCAGGTGACGCACACCCTGTTTGGCGTGCTGTTTCGAAATGATTTTTTCTGGCACTCCGCAGAGCAGAACTTGCGCTTATGCGCATGGGATGCAGGCACATCAAAAGCGAGTTGGCACGAGGGACATGTCTTGCTTGATACCTGGGCCTTCTTCCGGCACTCATCGGAGCAATAGACGCGAGCCTTGCCTCTCTTCTGGCGAGACGGCTTTACGTGGAACTCTGATCCGCAGCACTTGCAGACAACATCATTCTTCTTAAAGCGATGGTTTGCCTCTCCAGAACTTGAGCAAGCCTTGCTGCAGAAGCGCCCCCACCCCTTGAGTACATGCGACGGTGCCGCGTAGAAAGGCGTCTGACACTTTTCGCAAGCCTTATTTGGTGTTGGTTTCTTGCGCTCACGCAGGGCAATCGCAGAGGATTTTCCCGATCCCGCACTTTTCGCCGGCTTGACCGTGGTTTTGGCTGAGGCTTTACGGATCGGGAAAGTCATCTACTCCCCCTCGCCTTTAGAGCCGCCACAACCGCAGGTCGCGCACTCTCCGGAACAGCTGCCAGCAGGACGCGCCCCTGTCGATCCTTCTCCGGCCCCTTGAGGTCGCGCACCTTCCACCGGATGAGGCAGGCCGTTTTGTCCGCTTCGATCAGCGCCCGAGCATCGGCAGTCAATTCCGCCAAGTTCAATCCAGCATTCGCCGCAGAGCACTTCATCGCCTAGCCTCGCCTGTACGTCGATTCGGCTGATCTTCATGCGCCCGCCTTCTGCTCATCGCTGCGGCAGTCGATGGTGTTCTGCTGGCCGAACTCGTCAGCGGTGACCGTGCGCAGCTTCCGCTGATACCAATTAGCCTTGGCAATGCACTTCGCAGCCGGACCTTTGTCGCCAGCGCGCAGGCGGTACTTGAGCGCATTGCCCTTGCAGTAGCCGGCGAACTCCTCCGGGGTCAGAGCCGCCTTGATGACGTCGATCGCCTCCATGTCCGGAAACAGCATGTAGTGGCTCGGGCTGTTGATTTCGTCAGTCATTGCGGCTTCCTTGTGGCTCTGTTGTTTGCGATCAGGGGGAGCTGGCCGGGCTTTAGCGGCCATGGGTGTTCCTTGCGGCAGTCGTGGCAGTACAGGGTCTGCCGGCTGCTGAAGGACGTGGTGTCGTGGTTGGCGCTGGTGGGGCATGGGACTTTCATGCAGTCGCTCCCACTGCTGCTATCAGCACTGCGCCTGCAACCAGCACACCGGCAAACAGGGCAGGGCCAAACAGAGCGCCGCTGGTGTCACGGACCTTCTTTGCCGCGCTCCACCGATCCTGCTGCCCGGCGCTGTAGCCGCGGCTGTACGCATCCATGAACGGATGGCGCTTCCAATAGAAGTGATGGTTGGTGCGGCCGTGTTCATAGCCCTGGTCGTACAGGGCGCGCTTGCGTTGGGCTGTCTTGCTCATGCGGCACCCTTCACAGTCAGCAGCCCATCGCGGAGCCAGATCAGTTGTGTTTCAGCTAGGGCGCTCATAGGAGGAACCCCGCTTCTTGCATGTAATCGACAGGATGTTTGGCGCTCTTCCGCAGGTTGCACGGCGGGCACAGCAGCTGTAGGTTCGATGGCTCATGCTTGCCGCCAAGCGCAAGCGGCATGACGTGATCGATGTGGTACCCGTGCGCGATCGAGCACCTGCAGATCGCGCATTTGCCTTTTTGGAGGGATAAAAGCCTCTGCGTCGTACCCCAAGGGAGTCTTCCTATCCGGCCTTGGGCGCGCTTCTGCGCCCACTCCCTCACGCGCTCCGGGTTTTTTGCCCGGTATTTCCGGGTGTACGCAGCAGCCTGTCCAGACTCAATGCGGCGGCGTTGTGCCGCCTTCTGCCCGCCTTTCCACTGCTTGTTCTCTTGCCCCTTTAGGAACTTCCACCGCCCCTCCTTGATGGCCAAGGCCATCGCCTCGATGCGCCTCTTGCGGACCCCCTCATCTTCGAGGCTTGGCAGCGTCGCGTGAGCTATCGAACAAGCACGGCTGCAGTACTTGGCGCCAGTGCGTTCTATCTGCCACTTGGTGGCTATGAACTTGGATCCGCAATTGACGCATCCGCGCTGCCTGCTCTGGTCGCGCGCAGCCTTATCTGCGCTCCGCTTGGCGCTTTTGCATTCGGAGGAACAGCAACGCTCTCGCCACTCTCTGCACTTCGGCACCACGTATTCCCTGCCGCAGTGAGCGCAGCTCATCTGCACCGTCTTAGCCGGATTTCTAGGCGGAATTCGCTTTTCAACAGTCTTGATCAGCGCCTCTTCTATTGGTATTCCGGAGTCAATCCGCGCCCATAGCGTTTTCCACTTGACGCCAAGCACTTCGCCCCACTCTTGCAAAGTCATGGCTTTGCCATGAGCCTCATAAACCATGCGCGTCACGCGGAGACCCTCCCCTCTGAAACAAGGGTCGAAATCGTCCGCAGTACGCCTTCTAGGTGCATCAGGCGCAGCTCGTCACGGCTGTACGGCGTCTTGAGGCGGCCATCGCATGCGTCGTGGCACGATCGACAGCCCCACGCACCGTTGAGGTCAACGGGCTTCATGCCCATGCCGCAGGTGCCTGCCAGGCGATAGTGCGCGAGCACCGTCGTTTCAGGATCAGCGCAGCACACACCAGGAATCCGGATCTGGCAGTCCCGGCCGCGGGCGCTGTCGCGGAGCTTCTTGGAGACGATGCGGCTCATGCTGCAACCTCCCCGAGCAGATCGCCGAAGAACACGCCGCGGCCGGCGAACTCAGCCACGATGCGGTCGGTGTACTCGATGCCCTGCTTGCGGTTGAACAGGCGAGTTACCGGGAAGCCGTCCGGCCCCATCAGCGAGCACTCGCCCATCAGGCGCAGCTTTTCCTCATACGGCAGGTGCAGGAAGATCCGATTCCAGCCGTCGCGGAACTCCTCGCAGTCGCGGCGCATGATCGGAACGCCGAAGTGCAACTTGCAGTAGCGGCGGGCATAGTCCACGTCGCCAATCTGCGTCATCTGCGCGATGCGCTCGTACAGGGAGAACCAGAGGGCGTTCTGGTCGAGGGTCCGGTCCTTGCCTTCGCGGAAGCTGACCACGACGTACTTCCTCTCGCGGTACATGGCGGTCAGCTTGTGGATGGCTTCGGAGAGGCGCGTGGCGCTGTTTACTGCGATGCGGTCAGCCATGACGCCGCGCCTCCCGCTTGTCGTGGTCGTCCTGGCAGGAGATACAGCGCTCTGCCCACGGAGCGGCGGCGCGACGATTGGCCGGAATCTCCTCGTCACAGTCGGCACAGAACTCAGCGCCCTGCCCCTGCAGCCTGGCCTGTACCATCGCAACGCCACCGATACGATCCGCTTCCTCTAGGCCAGAGGCGCGATCTGTTACATCGGGGGCTGTGCGGACTTGCTCCAGGGCTTCCGCCATTTCATTGATGACTGGCATTTATGCGGTTTCCTTCAGGTCAGGGCGCTGCTCGACTTGGCCGGAGTAGTTCACCCACTGGCGCGGCTTGCTTTCGGCGCGTTCGAGGTATTGAGCGGAGCCTTGGTCAAACCAAAGCGGGATCTTTCCTTCCTCGCCGGTAAGCCGCTGCTTGCTGATGATCATGTGCACGTCGGATTGGCTCTCGAAGACAGCGGCGTCCTCCCCGCCCTGCTTCATGGCCTCTTCCTTCTTCTTGTTCCGCCAGACCGTAATCACGTTGTCTGCCAGGTCGGTGAGGATGGCGCCGCCGCGAACGTCGAGCTTTCCGGGCGCCTTCGACTCGTCTTCCGCCTTGCGCGGGTGGGCGACCAGATGCACATGCACGCCCATCTCGTGAGCGAAGCCAACCAGGGCTTCCATGGCCTGCTTCTGGCCGTTGTAGTCGTCCTCAGCCATGCCGAGCTTGGCCAGGCTGTCCACAATGAAATGCGTCACGCCATAGCGGCGAGCGGCGTAGCGGAAGGTTTCGAGCATCTCGCTCGTCTTTGCCGATCCGACCTGGTTGTAAATCCAGAGCTTGCCGGCCAGCGATTCGAGGATGGCGTTGATGTAGCCGCGGGTCGGATAGCACAGGCCGGAAGCCTGGCGAACCATCCGCTGAAGAGTGCGACGAGCCGGCATCTCCATCGAGGCGATGCAGAACTTCTCGCCCTTGCGCATACCGTGATAGGCCAGGTAGTTCAGGAGCTGCGACTTGCCGTGGCCAGACCAGCCGGTCCAGACGCTCAGCTCAGAGGAGCGGAACCGGATCACGTCGCGAGCCTTCTCCCACGGCACTTCCATGCCGCTGACGGTCGGATTGCGCTCGAAGAACTCAGCGCAAACCTCATCGGCGAAGTCGAGCACGCCGGCCAGCTTGTCCGGGTCAAGGTTCTTCGCCTTGGCGTAGCACTCGTCGATGTCGTCTTCGGTCAACATCAGCGTGTCGAGCGCGTAGTTGAAGTCCTTGCAGCCCAGGCTGACCAAGCGGCAGCGCTCACGCCCGAGGCGCTTGATGATTTCTTCGGTGGCCTTCTGGCCTTCCTCGTCGGCGTCAAGGCACAGGTAGATCGTGTCGAAGCGCTCCAGATTGGAGTACTCGTGCTCGATCCATGCCTGCTTGTTGCCGCTGCCGCCGCCGAACGGGACCGACAGTGCCGGCTTGCCGTACTGCCAGGCGGTCATGGCGTCGATCTCGCCTTCCACGATGGTGACTTCTCGGGCATCGGCGGGAATGGTCTGCCAGCCGAACAGGCACGGCTCAGTGCCAGGCGAAGTGCGAATGCCGGTCTTCTTGCCGTTCTCGTCGCGGTCAATGCCAATGGTCTTCCAGTGAACCAGTCCGCCGTCACGCAGGTACGGAAAGACGATCAGCCGGCCCTGCTCAGCGATCTTGAACTTGGCGATGGTTTCAGCCTTCAGGCCGCGGCCCTTCAGGTAGGCCATGACCGGGCTATCGGCCTTCGGCGTGGCGCACTTCGGGCGATCCGGGCGGGCAAACTCCTTGACCTTGGGAGATTCCAGCTTCGGCTCGTGAACACCCAGGTAGCTCTTGGCCTCGCTCAGCGCGGTACGCATATCGCAACCACGAGTGGCGCGCCACAGGTCCAGCAGGTCGCCCGTCTCGCCGGTCGAGAAATCGCACCAGACGCCGGCCTTGTCGCCCTTCAGGTGAACGCCGAGGCTCTGCCCCTTCTCGCCATTGGTGCTACCGACGCGCCATTCCGAGCCTTCACGCTTACCGGCCGGCAGCAGGTAGTGGCACACGTCGTTGACGCGATCAGCCAGGCGGCTTGCGATCTCGGAAGGAGTCATGCCATCCCCCTGGACTTCAGGTAGGACCAGGCGTAGCCGGTAGCCGGATCATGCGTCTCGGAGTTGCGGACTTCCCAGCGATTCTCGATGGCGTTCCAGTACTCGAAGTCGCCCTTGCGGGTCAGCGGCGGGCAGGTACGGGAATCGCCCTTCACGACGCCACCGGAGGCGGTGGTGCGCAGCGGGTGGACGTTCGAAGCCAGCGCCTCGCGCCAGTGCTCGTCCGGCCCGAGGAACGTGGCAGCCTGCTTGACGAACGACGTGCCGACGTTGCCCTTGGCCTGCATCTGGTCGGCGTAACGCTTGGCCGACAGGATCAGGTCTTCGGCCTTCACGCCAGAGCGGAGGCGAGCATTCCAAGCCTTGAAGGCGCCCTTCTTGGAATTTCCGCCTTCACGCTTCGGGTACTCAGCCCAGAACGCTTCGAACTCAGCCGAGTAGGCGCTCGTGTCATCGGCAGATGGCACAAGAGCTTTTTGCTCTTGCTCTTCTTGGTTACTGGTTAGTGGTTCTTGGTTAGTGGTTAGGTGGCCATTCGTGCACGTTTCGTGCTCGTCTGGTGCACGCTTCGCTCTGCGCTTCGCCTCACGATCCAGAGCTATCTGCTTGTTTTTCTCAGACTTTTCATGGAACGACTCGATTTCATCAGCGATCCGCTGCTGGGTGTATTGCTCGCCTTCCAGGGTGAAGAATTTCGTCAGCACGAACTTCACGGCTGCTATTTCTTCATCGCTGCGAGCCCAGCACCAGTCGATAGCTTCATCCATGGTAGGGAAGCGTTCACGGTCGTAGCACGCATCCATCAGAAGCGTGTACGCACCGTGCTCAAGCATGGAAAGGCGACCGGCCTTCTTGTGGTAGTCACCGATGTTGCGCTTGAAGTAATGCATTACCGGCACTCCTCTTTCACGACAGGAGTGCGATCACGGCGAGCGATCTGCAGATGGGCGCAAAACACCTCAAGCTGATCGCAGGTGATGCGCAGGTTCTGAATGGATTGATGGCCGCTCTGCGAGATGACTAGCTCGTCACCCTCAAGAACGATCAGGTAGGAATTGCACTTAATCGGTGTATTCGGCATAATTGGCTCCAGCTCTAGCTGTGTTGTTGAAGAAGCCACCCTTGCCCGGTGGCTTTTTTGTGCCTGTCTGTCAGCTGTTGGTGACTTTCCAGGGCCTCTTGCTAGCCCTTATCAGGGCCAAGTCCGTTACGGTCGCCACGACCGCCCTACGGCGAATCTCGTTCTGCCTGCGGGCCAGTTCGCCCAGGTATTCCCCGGTCAACGCCTCGACCGTCTTCCCCATCCCGCTTGCCATGTGGCGCAAAATCCGCTGCTCCTCATCGTCCAGCTCTCCCAATTCGATGACATTCACGCACCACCCCTATCAGGCCCTGCACAGGCCCTCTAACCAGCCTTAAGCTGTTGTTGTTCTTCGAGCGCCAGCTCTTGCTGCCGGGCTTCGGCGATGAACTGCTTGATCAGGTAGCGAGCCAGCACGGCCGGCTGCAGGCGCATGGATTCGGCCAGTTCGCGGAATTCTTGGTGGTCGTAGAAATCAAGGCGGGCCTTGATGATCTGTTCCTTCTTGTGGCGGGGGTTGTCATACATGGCGAGGAATCTCCTTATCTCTGCTGGGTACGGGTTACGCTGCTTTGCGGGACGCGGCACGAGTGACTTTCTTATGCAATCGCTCGATCTCCTTGCCGATCTCGTACCGAACAGACGTACCCTTGAGGGCGCGGTTAATGTTCGGTTGGCTGGTCCCGCTAGCCTCGGCAATTTGCCGCTGTGAGTAGCCCAGACTGGCCAGTTCACAGAGCATCTGTTGGATGGTCATTTGATACGATACCAATCAGGTTATGTATGACCGATGATACGCAAACGCATGACTTAGAGCAATACAATCTCGATATACAAAACCGTATCGGGGATGAGATGAATATTGCCGCCCGCCTGGCTGGCTTGATGAAGGCCAGAAATTGGTCGGAAGGGGAACTGTCGCGCCAGTCGGGGGTCCCGCAGCCCACGATTAACCGTATACTTTCTGGGGAGAGCAAAAGCCCCAGGCGCGACACCATCTCAAAACTCGCCAGAGCGTTGAGGGTTCCACCTGAATGGCTGCTCTTTGGAGGTGGGGCTCTAACCAATGTCAGCCCCACGTTGCAGCCACATAGGGAAGCGAGGAAGTATCCCTTGATCAGTTGGATTGCTGCGGGAATGTGGGCTGAGTCAGCCGATAATTTCCTGCCCGGTGACGCCGAAGAGTTCATCGAATCAGACGAGAAAGCCGGAGATCGCGGCTACTGGCTGGAAGTTAAGGGGCTCTCCATGGTGTCCCCAGGAGAAGGCCCGAGCTTCCCTCCTACCATGCGCATTCTTGTGCAGCCGGAAGGTTTCGACCTTATAAGCGGCAAGTTCTACATCGCTCGGCTAGGGGAGACCGGCGAGACCACGTTCAAGCGCTATGTGCGCGACGGAGGCGTCTCATACCTTGAGCCGCTAAACCCTTCCTTCAAGACGATTGAGGTTACGGACGGGGTGGAGATCATTGGCCGCGTTATAGATGCCAAGCTGTCCAAGTCCGTGTTCTGACTGCCAATAGCCATCACCGAAGCCCGCCCCGAGCGGGCTTTTTTGTGTCCGCAAACCTCCATTGCGCCCGCCCGACAAACGGTCGTTCCGTTTGTTTTCATGCAACCGACAGATAACCGACGCCGTAACGTATGAGCGCCTGCATAAAATCATGCGAATACGTATTGACCTATCCCATACGTTTCCGTATTGTTCACCCATCGAAGCGCGACACGCTTCAGGGCCTCAAGAGGCCTCGGGTGATCCCGGAACGCTCTTTACACAACTTGGGAACATCGCGGCGGGGTCTGCTTCGGCATACAGCGCGATCAACAAATTCCCCGCCCCATGCCAGCTATGGAACTGGCCGTGGCTCCACATGCAGCCACGCGAAGTTGCGAAATGTCACCCGGTGCGACGCCAGTTGCGGCAGCGGGCAAGAGACGACTCAGACAGGGAATCGCAGCGGAGAGAGGTAATTCGGAAATTCCGAATTATCAGCCCAGCCCACCGTGGCAAGTAACGGAGGCCAGGAACACGCAACACCGAAGAATTACTGGAGCACCTTGGAGACAGGGTGCTCTGGAATCAACCGGGAGGAATGACGATGGCCCAGTTCAACATCGACGCCAGCCTGAGCAGCGGCAAGAAGCTCCAGTGGCTGGCCATTGCAGAGGAAGGCGAAAGCCTGCAGTCGGTAGCCGATCAGGTGAAGCGTGCGGCGGGCAAGAAGTTCGGGCCTGCCGTGATGTTGAACCGCTGGAATGTGATGCGAGCCAGCAACGGCTGCATCACGGTGACGATGAACGCCTAGCCACCCCACCCCCGCAGCTTGGCGACAGGCTGCAGCGGGCACCCATCAGCACATAGGAGGATGAGATGAGCGAATGGAGAACGATCCACTCGGCGCCCCGCGATGGCACCGAGATCATCTTGCGCAAAGGCGATCGCGTAACGGCAGGGTCGTGGGTTGAGTGGAGCGCTTCGGCGCCTGAGCACAACTCAATGGGCGCGTATCTAGGAGATGTCGAGTATGACGGCGGCGGCTGCTGGGGCTCATGGGATGGCGGCTTCTGTGAAGATGACGAGCCTACCCACTGGATGCCGCTCCCGCCGCCCCCGAGCACGCCATGCTAACAGGTCCCGAAGTCCTGATCCTCTGCGGCGCCCTAGCAGCGCTGTACATGTGGGATTGGTGGAGAAGGAATTGGAAAGGCTGAACACCGCCTGAACCAGCCAGGCCAGACCCCCAGGTCTGCGATAACCGTACGGCGCGCGGTGCTGGTAGCGCCATGAATCACATCCGCGCGCGGCGGACCTTCGGGATATCCGCGACGGGGATAAGCCGGCAAGTGCCCCGATTGCTGAAAAACACCGGCAGCCGTTGACGGGACTCCACTACACCCCGTTGAGACGGCCGAATGGCTCACGTAACGAGCCTGCATCGGACTGGCGTTTGGCAGGTATGAAGCCGGTCATTGGGAAGCTCTGTCGTCACTGTAGCGCTGCACACGACATCTGCCCCTTCATCCCGGTGCTCTGTGCGGATCGCAACCGCAACAGACGCCAGTCCGATGCAGTGTTGCGCAGGCTTCTGCGCGGTGTACTAGGTACAACTGGCCAGTGGCAGCAATGCCCTGAAATGAGCCGCCGGATGGCTCCAGTTCCAAGCCGGCAGCCGGATAGCAACGGCCACTGCATCACCCCTTCCATCGCCCATCCGGGCAACCGAGGTATCCACCATGAAGCACTACGGACCCATAGGGCGCCGCGAACAGCCGTGCCCGGATGACAGCACCTCACTCGAGGAAGCCATCCTCGACCAGCTAGACAACCTAGACCCCGACGTAATGCAGGCGTACGCCGAGTTCTGCGCAGAGCGCATGGAGGTGCCGGAGAAGCTGATAGCGGCCCTGATCCCGCTGCTCAACTACAAGCGGCGCTGGGAATCAGTACGCAGCCGCACAGACGAGGCGCTGGGCGATGCCTTGGACGAGATCGTTTACGACATCGACAAGCAGCAAGCGGCATTCATCGAACACCACGCGGCGCAGTTGCGCAGCAAGGCAGAGCAGATCAAGCAGGAGGCGGCATGAGCACGAATCGCTACATCGACAAGCTCAAGGCGCGACTGGCAAAGGAAGCCGGCAAGCGCATGCAGCTGCAGGCCCTTCTGGACGATCAGGTCGCTCGGAATCGCGCCCTTCTCGCTGATCGGGATGCGCTGAAACAGCTACTGGCCGAGACGCGCACCTCAATGATCGAGGCAATCCATTGGGAGGATTTGACTCCAGTGAGAAAGCGCATCGAAACAGCCCTGCAAGGAGAGCAGCTATGACTTGGTACGCAGCTGCATGGGGTCACATGGAAACGGTGCGAGCTGGCCGCGCCGATGCAGAGCCGGCCGCAATAGCAAAGGCCATCGACGACAGCTATCCGCACTCGCAGCGATCTGGCTGGGCGTACAAGGCGTGGCTGCACGCCAGACGCGACTTCTTCCGCAAATACAACTTGCCGCTACGCAGAGCGAGAAAGCCTGCGCCAGACCTTTTGCAAGGAGCCCAGCCATGACCGCCTACGTCCTCAAGGAGCTGGCCGGCGCCCTAGGCATCACCGTAGCCGGATCGCTTATCGGAACTCTCGCCTACGTGGCGCTATTGGGGGGTGTGTGATGGATGACCGCGAACTGTTGGAGATGGCGGCGAAAGCGGCTGCGATTTGCGGCGGCTGGGGCGACAAGATCGAATACCACAACGGCGCCGTTGATTTGCGTGACGTGTGGATTCTTGAAGGTGACGGCTTCGTGCCATGGAACCCGCTCGACGATGACGGCGATGCGCTGCGGCTGGCGGTGAAGCTGAAACTGATCGTAGAGGTAGGTTCATGCTGGCTCAGCAAGTACGGCCCGGCGTTTGGAGAGGACGTACTGCCCGACCCACTTTCCGCAACCCGCCGAGCAATCGTCCGAGCAGCAGCCAACATCGGGAGGGCCATGTGATGGCAACCGAATACCAGCGTGCAAAGCGAAAGGCCGTCTACGTGACCTGCTCCGTCATGGCCCTAGTTGTCTTCGCCGTAGTGCACGGCCTTGCAGATCGAATCACCAACGGGGCGCCTCTATGAGAACCCTCCCCCTCCCCTACGATACCGGCCCGCACGACGACACCACCGCAGGCCACTCATTCGCAGCTGCTTGGTGGACCCTTACCGGGTTCGGCGTCCTTTCCGCAACGCTCGCTTTCGGCCTCATTGGTGAGGCGGCGATCTTTCACTTCTTCGGAGGTTGAGCATGAACAAGTCAGAACAGATCAACGAACTCGCCACGGCGCTGGCAAAGGCGCAAGGCGAAATCGAGAACGCCAGCAAGTCGAGCAACAACCCGCACTTCAAATCGCGGTATGCGGATTTGGCCGAAGTGCTGAACACGGTGCGCCCGGTCTTCGCCTCGCATGGCCTGGCTATCTCGCAGTTCCCCAGCTACGAGCAGGGCGTGGCGAGCGTAGAGACGATCATCACCCACAGCTCCGGCCAGTGGATGAGCGGGGTTATCTCCGCGCCGGTCGGCAAGCTGGACGCGCAAGGGGTCGGCTCTGCCATAACTTACTGTCGCCGCTACTCGCTCGCAGCGGTCGCCGGCATCGCGCAGGAGGATGACGATGCCAACTCAGCAGTCGGCCACGCGCCGAAGGCCAGGCAAGCGCCGAGCAAGCCCGTCATTACAAAGGAGCAGGCCGCAGAGCTTCGTGCGCTGCTGCAATCGTCGGGGCTTGATGAGGCTGGGTGGTGTGCCAGCGCTCGGATTGATTGCGTAGAGGCGCTGACTGCCGACCGCTTCAACGGCGCAATGGCCCACATCAAGAGCCACGCCAAGGAGGCCGCATGACATCGCTAAACACCTTCCAGGGCGATGCGTGGCTCGCCCAGCGGCAAGGCCGAATCACCGGGTCGCGTGTCGCTGCGATCCTCGGCCTCGACAAGTACAAGACAGCCGACGATGTGCTGCGCGAGATGGTGCGCGAGGCACGCGGCGCGGAGCGGGAGTTTACCGGCAACGAGGCGACGGCATTCGGGCATGAGCACGAACCGCACGCCATCGAAGCCTACGAGGAGCAGACCGGGCAACTGGTCATCTCGACGGGCCTGCATGTTCACCCCGTCCACGACTGGCTCGCCGCTTCGCCCGATGGCCTGATCGGGCATGACGGGCTGATCGAGGTTAAGTGTCCGTTCCGCGCCACCTACACCACGCTCGCCGAGGTGCCGCACTACGCCGCGCAGATCCAGCTTCAACTGGTCTGCACGGGCCGCGACTGGTGCGACTTCGTGATCTGGCGCGATGGGCAAATAATCGTCGAGCGGGTCGAGCAGGACGCGTTCTGGCTGTTCCAGCACATGCCCCGCCTGGCTGAGTTCATCCAGCAGTTCCGCGCCACGGTCGAGAGCGAAGAGCTTTCCGCCCGCCACCTGATCCCGCTGATTCGCGAGGACGCCACCTGGGCCGAGCTCGAAGCCGAGTATGCCGATGCCAAGGCCGCAGCCGATGAGGCTACAGCGCGCCTTGAGGCGGCCAAGAAAGCCCTGATCGCAGAGTCGCACGAGCAGAGCCAGAGGGGCCGGCTTGTGCAGGTCATCCGCTCCGAGCGGGCCGGCAGCGTCGACTACGCCAAGGCAATCGAGCACTACGCGCCGGGCGCAGACCTGGCCGCCTATCGCAAAAAACCAACCGTTGTTTACTCAGTCAAGGAGTGCCGTTAATGGCCCAGCTTTTCACCGCAGCACGCATCGGAAACGAGCCGGAGCTGCGCTATACCCAAGGCCAGAATTCGCAGGCCGTGCTCGAACTGGCCCTGCCGTGCGACTACGGCCGCAAAGACCCGGCCACTGGCCGCAAGCCGACTCAGTGGGTCCAGGCAACCCTGTGGGCGAAGCGCGCCGAAGCGCTGGCTCCGTATCTCGTCAAGGGCCAGTGGGTCAGCGTCACCCTGGATGACGTGCACGTCGAGGAGTTCCAGAAGCGCGACGGCAGCAGCGGTAACAAGCTAGTCGGCACTGTGTCGGCAATCAGCTTGATCGGCGGAGCGCCGCAGGAACAGCGTCAGGCAGCACCGCAGCGCCAAGCCGCACCGCAGCAACGGCAGGCAGCGCCCGCTCCGGCCGACAACTTCGACGACGACATTCCCTTTGCCGACCCCTACCGCGGCGCCCGCTCGCTGCTGATCTGATCCACCCCGGGCGCCCAGCGCGCCCTCCTCCCGGTACACACCCATGAGCAGGACATTGAAAGGCCGGCTTGTCCGGCGCGAGATCAACGGCGTCCGCGAAAAGCTCTGCGGCGGCTGCGATGAGTGGAAGCCGCTGGACGATGAGCACTTCCAGTTCATCAAGACGACTGGCGTCTGGCAGTGCTACTGCCGGCCGTGCCTTTACGCAAAGGCTGTAGCGCGGGCACAGGCTCGAAGGAAGGCAGCATGACACGAGACGAATACCTAAGCCGCGCTCATGAGTTCGCGCCGCGTGGTGAGCGTCTGCCGCACGCCAGGCTGAACGCAGACCTTGTGCGCGCGATCCGCACCAACCGCCGCGGGCTCACTGCGCGCCAGTGGGCAGAACAGCTCGGCGTCCACCAGCGGACCATCGACAAGGTGCGCGACTACCGCAGCTGGCGGCACGTCGCCTAGGAGGGGAGATGACCTGCACAAGTCCGCTTGCTGGAAGGCGCCGCACGGAATACCGGCACTGGACGCCGGCAGAGGACGCAACACTGGCTGAACTGTATGCCACCAAGCCCATCACCGAGATAGCAGCCTTGATGGGACGCGGCACTGGCTCGATACACAATCGCGTGTCGAAACTCGGACTGACCCGCCCTGATGAGTTCAAGGAAATCACCGGCTGCGGAAGATTCAAGCCTGGCCACCAGACTTGGAATGCAGGCCGCAAGGGCTGGCAGGCAGGAGGCCGCGCCAAGGACACGCAGTTCAAGCTAGGCCATCGCCCATCGAACACCTGGCGCCCAATCGGAGCTGAGCGCACCGACAAGGGCGGCATCCTCTACCGCAAGGTTGCTGACACCGGCAACAAGCGAACTGATTGGCGCCCGGTACACGTGATGTTGTGGGAAGAAAACAACGGCCCCGTGCCGGCTGGGCATTTCCTCGTCTTCAAGGACAGGAACCCCTCCAACATCGCCATCGACAACCTAGAACTGGTCACCCGCGCAGAGAACATGCGCCGCAACTCAATCGACCGCTATCCGCCCGAGTATCGCCAGGCAGCCATAACGCTCGGCTGGTTCAAGCGGAAGCTAAACAAACTGGAGCAGCACAATGAACAACCTCAGTGATCTGCGCGCCATCCTCGGCAAGACGATGGAGGGCGTGCTAGCCGGCACCTACTCGATTGAACAAGCGAAGGCCGTAGCCCAGGTCGCTGCCGAAGTGAACGCCACAGCGCGCCTTGAGGTGGACATGGCCCGCGCTACCGATGGCGATTTCCGAGGATCTGGCTTCATTGACGTAGAGCCCCGCATTGCTCCGCGTGAGCCTCTTCGGAGGATCGCCCCGTGACGGATCGCACCTACACCATAACCGTAACCGAGCGCCAGGCCGCCGAGCTGCAAGAGGCTTGCGAGCTACTGGCGCGCATCAAGATCGGCCAGATCGACCACGCCATTGAGCGGCTGCCGGGCTTCTACGACCGGCGCGACTGGGAGCAGGTCCACGCCACGCGGCACGAGATCCAGCGCCTGGCGAACACGCTGATGCCGGAGGCCACAAAGCGCCGAGAGGATGGCGTTGCGTGGGACTTGTATCAGGTCATCCGGCATCGCCTTTCATGGGATCGCGCACACGACCAAGGCGTCATCCAGCCCGGCGAGCCGCGCAAATGGCCCGAGATGATGGGCGTCTGCTACGACGAGCCGCTGGCAATGAGCGGGCTGCCGCTGGCCACAATCAAGGAGATTGAGCAATGAACGACACACTGAAGTTAGCCGGGCGAATCGGCGCTGAGCTGGGGGCTGCGAAGGCTGAGAACGAGAAGCTGCGCGGGTTGCTGCAGCAGGTGGTCGATTGCCAAGCCGAACACTACGGCGATGGCTGCGGCCTGCACCTTTCCATGATCACGCTGGCTGGACGGATTAAGGACGCCCTATCCCAGCAGGCAGAGCCGAATGAGAGAGAGCTTGAGGCGCTAGGTCTTGGTTATCCGTTCTCGAAAGAAGATGCCGTCAAGCTTTGGTACAAGGGTTTCCGAACTGAGCCGATTGCTTTGCTTGAGGTGTGGGAGGCCATTGGCCACGACGTAGGTATAGACCCATCAAAGCACGAACTGATGGACTCGCTCCGCAACATGGAGGCTATATGCAGATCGCATGGCTATGACTTCCCCTGCCCTGCCGCGCCAGCCCCGGCGCAGGATGAGCAGCCCGCCGTGTTTTGGGTGCTGTTCGACGCCACCGGCCCTGAACGCTTCATCAAGAAAGATGTGAGTGACGGTACTCTGGCGTTCTTTGACAGCGAGGACGAAGCGCAACGAGCCAAGCGCCGCCACCCAGGAACCGACTACAAGCTGGTCGAGTATTACCGCGCCCCCAACGCTAAGACCGCCCCGCGCTGCCAGTGCTGTGGGTATCTGGTGACCGATAGCGAGCATCGTGGTTGCCTACGAGCCGCCACACCCAGCCCCGCCAAACGAGGTGAGGTATGAGCAAGGTATTGGTTGATCGGGAACTGCTGGAACGGGCCATGTACGCGAAGGATGGCAAAGAGTTGATAGCTGCCAATCGAGAGCTGCGCGCCATCCTCGACAAGCCCGCAGAGGCGGAAGGGATAAGCAATGCGCGCCTGATGAATACGCTAGCTGAACTGGCCCGCCGCGCACCGCTCCGCGCGCTGCACACGATCTGCGAAACGCAGCACCAAGTCAGCACGGTAAAGCTGGAGCGATATCTGGAACCAATCGGCGGCACCCTGGCTGGCTATGCCTTCACCCTGCGGATTGACTTCGACAAGCTCAGCGCCGCCATGTCAGCCGTAACCGCCGAGCGGGATAGGCTGCGGGATGCAGCAGGAAAGGCAATTGCTTGGCTGGACGCAGAGCAAAACGGGTCCGGGGTCGGTATCAATCGCAGACTCAAGCTGTGCCGTGACGCAGAAAACTCGCTGCGCGCCGCCATGGCTACGAAGGAGGCGTGAATGGGCCGCCTAGAGCTACTGGCTCGCCGATTCAAGCAGCGCTTCCGCGGCGCAACCTACTGCACCATCGAAAACCGCAGCACTCACCAGTTCTCCGTCACCGGCCGCCAGTCATTCATGGTGCTGCTCCGCTGCGAGAAGTGTGGCCAGCTGGCCACATGGGACCCGATCACAGGCTTGACGGCCTAACCCCCTAACCCCACCCAAACACACAGCCTGCCGGCGAGAGTCGGCGGGGAGGTTGAGACATGCCCGAACTTATCAAACGGTTCGCCAAGAACACGGCGGGCCGGGACTTTGCCGTGGGCGACATTCACGGATGCTTCACGAAGCTGCAGCAGGCGCTCGACGGGATCGGCTTTGACCCGGCAGTTGACCGACTGTTCTCGGTTGGCGATCTGGTTGATCGCGGCCATGAATGCCAGATGGCGCTGGAGTGGCTGGCAAAGCCCTGGTTCCACCCGGTGCGCGGCAACCACGACGACTACGTGTGCCGGTACGACAGCTGCGAGCTGGGCAACTGGCTCATCAACGGCGGCGGCTGGTTCCTCTCGCTCAACAGCGACGAGCAGGCAGAGTACGCCGTCCAGTTCCGCGAGTTGCCGATCGCCATTGAGCTAGAGACGGACGCCGGCCTGGTTGGCATCGTGCACGCCGACTGCCCGTTCCCGACATGGGCGCAGACGGTCGCCGAGCTGACGGAGCCGGAGTCACCTAAGCGCCTGAAGCTGGTCAAGAACAGCTGCATGTGGTCGCGCACTCGAATCGAGATGGTCGACACCAGCGGAATACCGGACCTGCTCGCGCTCGTGGTTGGCCATACGCCGCTGCGCTCGCCGGCAATCCTCGGCAACGTCGTTCACATCGACACGGTTGGCTGGCGGGATGAAGGCTATTTCACGCTGATGGACTTGAGCACGCTGCCTGCGGTTATCGAAGCAGCCGGCGTAACGGTGAGGGGGTGAGAGATGAAATTGAGCCTTGAGAAATGGGCGGAAGCTAACTTCGATCCGGTGCCGACGCTCAACACGCTGCGGCGGTGGGCGCGGGAGGCTAAGATTTTCCCCGCCCCGGTGAAGCATGGGCGAAGCTATTATGTTGAGCCAGACGCACAGTACATCGAGCCAGGCACGCTTGCCGGGCGCATCGCGAGGGATCGACATGGCGCCAAGGCCGCGTAAAACCGGATCGAAAGACCTGCCGCCGAACCTGTACCGCAAGACGGATAGCAGGAACGGCGTCACCTATTACAGCTACCGAGACCCGCTGTCAGGAAAGTGGTACGGGCTTGGCTCCGACAAGGCGCAGGCCGTGCGGGAGGCTGTGCACGCCAATCATGCAGGCGCGAAGATGCAGCCGGCACTGGTTGAGCGAATAGCAGCCGCACCGGTCCGCAGGTTCTCGGAATGGATCGACGAGTACCGCAAACTCTACGCCGAGCGAGATGTATCTGACCGCAGCAAGGAAACGGTGCGCATGAGGCTCAATCGGTTGAGCGAGGCGCTTGGGCACCTTGACACAGAAAGCATCGGGACGTTTGAGATTGCCGCCTACCTGAAGACTTTCACGGATGAAGGCAAGGCGCAGATGGCGAAGGCCATGCGGTCACTGCTGAGCGACCTGATGCGCGAGGCGATAGCGGCGGGATGGCGGAAGGACAACCCGGTCGAAGTGACGCGGGCCGCGAAGGTGAAGGTCAAGCGCGAACGGCTTACCCTGGATCAATGGAAGGCTATCTACGCCGAGGCCAAGCAGCCCTGGTTGAAACGAGCGATGGAGCTTGCGGTACTGACCGGCCAGCGGCGTGACGATATCGCGGCGATGCTGTTCAAGGACGTATACGACGAGCACCTGCACATCATCCAGGCGAAGACCGGCGCCAGGCTGAGGATCAGCACGAAGCTGCGCCTGGAATCGCTCGGACTCGAGCTGGGCGAGGTGGTTAAAGCCTGCCGGGATGCGGTAGTGTCCAAGCACCTGGTGCATCACAGCCGCACCGTGAGCCGCGCAACGCCTGGAATGCCGATCATGCTGGACACACTGACCAGCGGGTTTGCTGCTGCTCGGGACCGCACCGGCATCGAGTTCGGAGCTAGCCCGCCGACCTTTCACGAGATGCGCTCACTGGCTGCAAGATTGCACGCCGCGGAAGGCCGAGATCCGCAATTGCTGCTCGGCCACAAGTCGGCAGCGATGACAGCGCTCTACCGTGACAGCCGGGGCGCCGAGTGGATCGACGTGGCATAATCCGCGACTGAGTTTTGGCGAGGTTTTGGGGAGGAATTGGAGAGGATGGAAACGCCCTGTAAAATCAAGCACTTACACCTATACGGAATCAAAGCCTGTGACACCATGAAAAAGGCCCGTACCTGGCTCGACGAACATGGGCAGGACTACGACTTCCACGACTACAAGAGCGCCGGCATCGACCGCGCCCATCTG